CCAAACAACTTTTTCCACAATAGGTTTCTGCCATGACAATCCCTCCTTACAAAATTCTGTACCCGGACTCACACAGGTGATAGACATAGGACAGTTTGTCTTCCTGAGTCCGGAAGGTCAGCTCCTCAAAGTCCTCCGTTGCCCGGAAGGTAACGATCCGTTCCTCTTTATTTATCCAAGCAGAAACCTCTGCCTGCTCTTCGCGATCTTCTTTCATTGATCTTGATCCCTCTCGCTGGCATATGCATCCAGCTTTCTTTCAAATCCCAAATACCGTGTTCCCTGGAAGGTCAGCATACCACGGTCGCCTTCGATCAGCATTCCAAACTCGTGGCCAGCAACATGGAGTTCCATGCGGTCGCCACTTTCTACTTGAAATGTCACATAGTAAGTGGTGGAATGGGTCGTGTGATGCATCCCAGTACCACCGTGATTGTGGTGATGATGGTGGGACACATTGGTCCGTTTTGCTACGATGGTCGCAGGCACAGTCAGTCTGGGAGAATGATTGTTCTTGTTCCACTGGCTGATTCCTTTTACTGCGATCACGATGAACATGCCGATCACCAGAACAAACACCAGTGTGAACATGATCTGGAAGATCGTAAATCCGGTACCGAAACCTGAAAACCCAAAGTCGTTAAAACCAAATCCCATACCTATTTTCTATCCTCTCTTATGCAAAGTGAGGCCTTACATTGCTGCAAGGCCTCACCGCGAAACTTATTCGGTCACAGGGTCATCGTCCTGAGTTGCAGGTGCTTCTGCAGCGCCGGGCACCTGGGGAACGATTACGACAGGGGGCTGACTGTCTGCTGCCAGCTTGCCACCGAGCGCGCCCATCAGCAGGCTCTTCAGGTCAATGCCCATACCGGCAGAGATGCCTTCGGTGATCTGGGTGGTAGAGTTGACAATGTCGCTTACCAGCTTGGCAGAGTTGCCTTCGCCGTACATGGTAATCTTGTCGACCTTGCTCAGAGGCTCGGCGACGTTGCGTGCGATCTCAGGCAGAGCAGCCATGATCATTTCTACCACTGCGGCTTCGCCGTACTTCTTCATAGCTTCTGCCTTCTTGTCGATACCTTCGGCTTCTGCCAAGGCTTTCGCACGGATGGCTTCAGCTTCAGCCTTACCGACAGCAGCGATACCTTCAGCTTCCTGCTCACGAGCGAAGCGCTGGGCTTCTGCCATCTTCATTTCAGCAGCGGCCTGCTGTTCTTGTTCGAAGCGCTTAGCCTCAGCATCTTTCTGGCGCTTGAACAGTTCAGCCTGGGCTTCCTGCTCCTGACGGTAACGCTCCGCGTCTGCCTTTGCGCGGATCTCAGCGTCCAGGGTCTGCTTCTTGACCTCGACTTCACGAGCCTTCAGTTCGGCTTCACGCTCAGCCTTGGCGATGTTGGCGTTTGCAGAGGTAACTTCGATGGTCTTTCTCTGCTCCTGCTCCTGAATAGAGTAAGCAGCGTCGGCTTCTGCTTTCTTCACATCGGACTGCTGCTTCAGCTCGGCCTGGCGGATGGCCAGGGAGGTCTGCTTCTCGGCAATCTCCATGTCAGCCTGGACCTTAGCGTCGTTGGCTTCCTTGGCGGCCTGTGCCTGGGAGATGGCGATGTCACGATCCGCCTGAGCCTTTGCAATAGCGGCACCCTTCTTGATCTGGGAAATGTTATCAATACCCAGGTCCTCAATGACATTGTTCTGGTCGGAGAAGGACTGAACATTGAAGGAGATCATCTCCAGACCCATCTTCATCAGGTCGGGAACAGCATTCTCCTGAACGCGCTCACCGAAGGCCTTACGGTCGATGACCATTTCTTCCAGTTTCATCTGGCCGACGATTTCACGCATATTGCCTTCCAGGGTATCCTGCACACGGCGGATGATCATTTCCTCGCCTTCGTTCAGGAAGAACTTGGAGGCCAGCTTCATCATCTCTTCGCTTTGGCCAATGCGGATCTTAACGGTGGCGTCAACCTTGACATTGATGTACTCTGCGTTGGGAACATAGTCCGTAGTCTTAACGTCAACAGAGAACATCTTCAAGGAGAGCTTATCCAGACGCTCCAGGAAAGGAATGCGAATGCCGGCTTTACCGATCAGGATCCGGGGTTTCCGGAAGCCGGAAATGATGTATGCTGTATCCGGAGGGGATTTCACATATCCGGCGATAAGCAACAAGACGACTGCGGCAGCTGCGATGCCAATACCAATTAACCATTCCATAGGGGTTCTCCTTTCTTTTTTCGGGGTTTACTTATGACTTATGATTAGCAGAATTCGAAGCGGTCTGCCGTTTTGGTTCAGCGGGGCCGTTCAAAACGACAATGCCGAACGCTTCTGCATATGCTGGGTTTGCGTTCACCTTTTCCATCAGCCGGATGGTAAGGATCCGTTCTCTCACACTCACAAGGCATCACTTCCTTTCTGGATACTCGGAACTTTGTCGCTCCTGCTATATCCATATTGTATGAGAAGCAGTGCCCGGAATAAAGGATCAGATCCGCAAAATAGAGGGGTTGTTTTCTCCTATAAGAGAAAATTAACTGTTCTTGAACGCCTTGTACTGGGCTCTATCTATGGCTCCTGTATCCAGCATCCGCTCGCACCAAAGCTGAAGGGTCTCTACAGCGACAGAGATTTTCTCCAATTCTTCCTGTATGTACACGAAATCTGCAAGCTCATCATCGGTGATCTGACCATCCACTGTGATCTCAATGAGCCGGTTCTTTTTTGTCTGCATCGCGTTTAGGGATGCAATGGTCTCCAGGACGATTTGTGACAGGTCTTTAACCTTGATCTCCGGCACATACTGCTGGCCAATCGGACATTGGTTAGCACAATAGTAATTGCACAGGGATGGCTGCTTATACTGGTCAGACATTAGCAGCACTTCATCGGGGTGAGGCATAGAGCGCTCACTCTCAATTTTCTCGATCCGCTCCGGAGACATAGTGACCAACAAGTCAGATGCTTCCTCTCGGGTCAGATCCAGAACTTCCCGCGTGCGCTGATAGATGTTCTTATTTTCCTTTGTTGACTTTCTTGCCATATACTGCCCTCTCTTACTGCTATGCGCAAATACTACTTATCAGGCTGCCGAGCATAGGGTGCTCACTTGCTTTGCAGCTGAATGGATACATTACCGGCATTATCGATCACCAGATGCATCGGCTTGATGTACCGGGTATAGAACTGCTTCTTTTCAGAATCAGACATAACCACCCGTGTGGACTGAAACGCGGCATTCATCATCTCATGGACATTAAGCTGTACAGCTTGTTCCATATACCGATATACCTCTCGGATTAGCGCGTTCAGCTTAATGTCGTTGCTGTTGCCAGAATAGAAATCGTCAATGTAGCAGAAGGTGATCCCGGAGTTGATCATCGCTGCTTTCAGATCCGGGCCGCACTTGTCGTGCTCAACCATCACCAGAAAACGTGCTTCCGGAAGGGATGATATCAGACCCCAATAATCAGAATCGCTGGAAACAATGATAAACGAGTCTGCTTTGTTCTCATAAAACTCTCTGCAGGCTCCTACCGACAGACGGATATCCACCAGAGATTTGTTTTCCTTAACCCGTTCGATTAGGATATTCTCAACCGGGATCTTGGTGTAATTCTCCAAGATGCTCCAGGCGGAAGCAGCGTTTACGTCATTGTACAGGATGATCTTTACGATCTTTTCCATGGTCTCGTGGCTTAAATTATTCAGGGTTGCACACAGATTATATGGATCCGAATTTTCGCAGTCCACTACCATAACCGTCCGGATACTGTCATCCAGGAACTCATAGATACTCCCTTTGGTAAAGCCGCTCACATCCGAAACCTTGCTGAAGTCTGTAAACTCATCTTGATTCCATTCGTATAGCAGTGTCACAAACTTCCGGTCATTGTACAGAATGTTACCTTGGTCAGAGGGTTTCCAATTCATATACATCTGGTAAGGGTAGTAGAGCTTATTGGCATAATATAGCTGGGCGGCTTCCTTTGTGCCTTTCTCCGTCAGGCCGTTGGGCATCAGGAAGATGTTGCGCACATACTGCCAGCTAAGCCAAATGGGGAATACCTCCCTGCAGTTATTGATCCGGTCTGAGATCAGGCGGTTGATAAACATGATGTAATCTACCAGCTCATACTTTGCTCGGATGATCTGGATGCCGTCTGCGGCAAGCTGTTCGATAGAATCCTTCGGAACTTCCGGGATCGTCATAAGACTTTTGTATTCGTGGACCATTCGTTCATTAATGACTTTGAATTTGCTTTCAATGGCTGTGCGAAGGATGCACAGATGTCGAATAATCCGGGCATGGCGGTTCTTCTCCAGCCGTTCATAGATGTCGAGCTTTGGTGGCTC